TTCTAATAATTTTTTCTTAATGGAATTGACTTTGCGGGTGTTCCTTCGCCGTCTCTCTCCGAGAAAATCCATAATTCTCTTTTCGGTTGTAGCGATATACCACTCTCGGTCAATCTCATCAAGGGATAGATGGTTGTCGTTGTCTACCAGACAATGATCTGGGATATTGCCAATTTTCTTGTAGCTTTCGCCTTTCAGGGCATAAAGCGTACCAAACCATTGGCGATCTTTGAACGGGTCTACGGCGTACACACGGTTGACTCTCTGGACTTGTACCTCACGATTGCCTATCTTCTGGACAACACCGTTATAGGAAGAACCGGCTTTTGCGATGATCTGGAAATCCATAATGTCGGTACTATTCATGACTGTTTCCCGAACCGGAACGCCTTTCGTGAAATAGTCAATCAGGGCTTTCTTGACAATGACCATCGAATTGTTGATCTGCCATGCACCTTTCGAGGTTGCGCCGTAGCTAACATACGAGCCAACTGACTTGACCTTGCCGTTGGTCTTTCGGAGAATGAGGTTATTGACATCTTTAATCCAAACCTCGTCAATCTCGTCCAGTTCCAATTCAAACCCCGTGGTTTGCTCCCACGCCGCGCAGACGCTATCCACAATGGGAACCTCGTCAGCGTCAATCTCGTACATCAGACCGTCCGTGTTGAAGTTCAGCAAGACGATCGACTTACACGCTTGAAGCAACTGAACAAGCAGCATTGTCAGGAAAAGCTGTCCCGATATTCGCATGGAACGGGTTTTCAACGGGTCGTAGAGGTCGTTGTAGCGGTTTTCCTGCGCCCCCGACACCGTGTTGAGCGGGAGCTTCAAGTCCTTCGCCAACTGGTCATTACCGTCATGCTTGGCCTGTATGCGTTCCTTGCGAATGTTGTAGAACACATGGGGGTCAGGTACATTCCGAGAAAGATATTGGAACAATTCCAACAGTGAAGGGTACAGCGATGAAACATCTCGGTTTTGGATAACCCGCTTCGCCGTAGATTTGCCGTGATACCCTTTAACTGAGCCATGAACGCCGCCCCACGCATACCGGCAAGGGAAATTGCCAAACTTGTAGGTCAGAGCGGTTTTGAAAAGAACTTCGTCAGGGATTGACTTGTCGTGAATGGTGTCGAAGAAATCCAAAATCTCTTGCGGGATAATGGACACATCTAACCTTGGAGGATAGACATAATCTCGACCATCGTTCCACTCTCTACGCCTTGCGTTCAGCATAAGTGCGGTCAGCTTGGCATTAGTGCAAGACAGGGCTTTTTCGTCAGAGATACCCACTCTGCGACCGAGGTTAATCTTCGTCTGCAAATACGATTGCCTGAGGTCTACCAGCTTTTCGGTAGCGTCAACATCGTGCTTGCAGTAAAAAATCGTTTCGTCCAGTTCTTCATCGGTCAGAGGACGGTCAAGGTCAAACGGCACAGAGCTTTCAACCACCGACATTCCCAAATGACCCTCACAGGCTTTCAGCGAAAGACCCTCGTACATATCATCACGAATATCAAACGAGGTCACGAATACGGGATTGTCCCGCATAAGAGGATGTTGCCAACCCTGTCCACCATCAATGAGGTAGTCACTCAGAGCTTTTACTTCCTGCGGCGTACAATCAGCGGCAACAGCTTTCAGAATGAAATTGTCATATGCCTTGTTATTGAAACCACAGAGAAGCGGTTGCTCTCGAAGGAACTGCCAGATTGCGTCATTATCGTTGTGAATGACGGTGTATTCACCTGTGTCTTTGCGCTTGAACACGAACAGCCAGTCATCTTGAAAGACTGCTATTCGCAGTCGAAGATAAAGAGATTATCCATGACTGCAAACATCACCTCCCCATTGCTCAGCCATGGCTTTAGCAATGCCGCATGGCGTTTGGCTTCTCAATCTTGCAGTTTCCGGATCATTCCAAGATAATTTCTTATCACCAAAATGTGCTTTCCAAATGCATTGAGTGCGCTGCTCTTTTGGCAACGGCTCTTTTCGCGTAGGTTTCAGCGGTTGAATGTCGCCAATAAGCCAAATTCCCGTTTTTTTTTTTACACTCTGTTTCGCCTTCAAAATCATACGGATTGTATGTAAAGTCCGGTTTTCTGTATAAAGACGACATAATACCCATAGGGTTTTTAATGGCAATTCTTGGGCAATCGGCTTTCGTGAATTTCAAGAAAAAATCAATAGCTTCTTCTTGTTCTTTTTTCTTTTTCAATCGGTATTCTTCATCACCCCAATATAACCAGCGCTGTCCACTATTACAAAGCCTTGTGCAAGGCGGATGCGCAATCAGCAAATCCCATCTTCCGTCTATGTAATGCTCTGTACCATCCATCGTAGTAAATCTACATCTCCCATTCAACAGCGGAATAACATCTTGCATAATGTGCCACTCAAAATGCCCGCCCGAACATTCGATAATATCACATGAGTATGCTTCATCTCCTCGCTCCCTAAAAGCCATACATACCGCCTGGCTTTCTTCACAAGCAACTAAAACCTTCACTTCGACACTTCCTGTTCAATGAATTTACAACCACATTTACGGTAGGTGGTACACCGCTTCTTGTAACGCTTGACCATGCTCACGATACCGTCATCAACATAGTCATACGCTATTGGTTCTCCCTTCCCCTCAAAAGTACGGGCGATACGACCAATGCTCTGAACAATCACGCCGGAGTGTTGGTGTGGTGTGGTCAAGTATAGACGGTCAAGTCGGGGAATATCTAAGCCCTCACGAGCGAGAGCATAGGTGGCGAACAAATACCGCTTCTTGCCCTGTCGCATATCTTCAATAGCCTGTTCCCGCTGCACTTTTGCCTTTTTGGAAGTCATACCACCGTCAACCATGACCGCCTGACTTCTCAGCTTGGGTGGTAAATTCTCAATCAGATACCGTAAATGGTTCACACGGTCTGAGAGAATGAGGTTGTAATGGTCGCAGTTATCAATCAGGTCGGAAATAATCAGCTTATTACGATCAGCGTTCTCGGTCAGAAAGTTAATCAGTTTGGCTTCGATTACCGTACCGTCCGTGCCAAGAAACGCCCTGTTCAGACCAACTCCCGTAGAGCGAGGATAAACCGTGACCTTGACGATTTTATCAGCAACTGCCTCTCTCGGAATGGTATGAACCACATCGCCCAGCAAAGCGAATGTCGCTTTAATCAATCCGTCAGCCCGATCGGGGGTAGCGGTCAAGCCGTACTTGTGTCGAGCGGCTAACGAGTTCAGCACTTTTGAATACATCGTGACCGAGGTTGGGGAACCGCTGACACGGTGGGCTTCATCTACGATGATCGTGTCCCATGTGTTTCGGTAGAGCGGAAGATCAAGATTGCACATTGTCTGAACGGTCGCAAAGGTGATAGCCTTACCAATCTGCACCTTACCCTCCACGATTGTTCCGGTTAGCGATGGACTCATGTATTGTTCTGCACGGTCTTTGCTTTGAGTTATCAGGTCTTTCGTGTGGCAAAGCCAAAGTGTACGCCTACCCAACGTAGTTGCAATCGCAATTCCAATCTGCGTCTTCCCACATCCGGGTGGTGCTTGTAGCATACCGAACTGAGCTTCCAGCATTTTCGATACGGCTTCTTTCTGGTAATCGTAGAGTGGAATATTAGCTCCATACCAGACCGGAGTAGGCGTTACCATGTCAAGCCGGATTGCGTCACGGCCGGTTATCTGCTCTATAACGGATTTCAAGCACCCGTAGGGAAGAACCAGTGTGCCGCCGTCCCATTGGAACAGGTACAACTTCTCAGGAGTGTTACCTGTCCAGAAACCCATACGTTTTTTCTTGATGTATTCAGGATTAGAAAGGATGAGCTGCTGCTTACACCATGCAATTAACTGCTCAGACGGGTTTTCAATTCGAAGCTGATTACCAACAGTTACTCGCATAGACTCACCCACGTATCAAGGGAAATACACATCATGCGAATATCCCTTTCGTTGAGTTGCTTAACGCCTTTTGCGGCCAAATTATTGAGTGTATAGAGCGAAATGAAGTATACATCTCCGTCTTTCAGCCTCAGCGCAAACCAGCCGGTGCCGTTACCTGTAGCCTCCCACAGCGTCATTGCGGATCTCTGATTTTCTTCGATTCGACTCAGGCGAAAAACATCATTCTCACACACCTTGCAATCGATCGGGTTGGTTTCTCGATTACGAGAGGCAATCACATCAAACGGCTGGCCTTGTGCGTTTTGAGCGAGATTATGCGCCCAAAAGCCTTTATTGGACAAATATTCACACAACGATTTTTCAAAACCGTTGCCGACTTTACGGTTGACATTCATTTAAATCACTCCTTTACAAGTGAATATTTCTGATATATAATTGGATTGAGCATTTTCGCTTGCCGTTGATGGAACTGGTACTTCCGTCAGCGGCTTTTTCTTTGCTTCGACCGCGAAAGACCATACAGCTTACCGAACAAGCCAAAACACACAAGGCTAACCGCCATATGAATTGCGCCAACACCCAGCGTCATCATCTCTTTTTCGATAGAACCGACTACACCCAGAAGATAGAAAAACGAGAGAAACGCGAGTGCTCCAAAAACCTTTTTCATGAAGTGACCTTCTTCCATATGTACTTCTTGCCGTATCGCTGTTCGTACCACTTTTCAAACTCGGCTCGGTGAGCTTCGTCCTTGAAATATTCTCGAACGCGCTGAGCGACCAGTAGACTTAATGCGCTTGCCTGAGCCTGTTTTTCGGGGACGAAAACACTCATGATACGATTTTCGCCTCGTACTCGTTCAAAATATCGAGCGAGCGACGCAGGATTTCATCTGCCTTCGGGCCAATACGAGTGCCGGACAGCGTTGCCGACATTTCAAACTTGTCCGTGAGCAGCCCCTCGTCCGACAGGCGATGAATAAGCCACGCATAGGTGAGCGTAAAGTGAGAAATCTTATCCCTAATCTGTTCCGCGTAGGAAGAACGATCTCTCATAGACAACGGACGGGAAGTCTCTGCCATCGTGCGACCTCCTTTCATGTGGATTGCAACTTTAGTTGTAAATAATCCTTGCAATCGGAGGTCGCCTATGCTACAATCAGTTTTACGAACGACAATAGCATTGGCGATACCCCGATTATGAAGGAGCCGATTTCCTTTTGCGAGAAGGAAGTTGACCCCTCGGATTACTGTTGCCTTTATTAACTTTCGTTGTTGTAAGTTGAGTATTATCCCGTGGACGGGATTTGTCAATAGGGCAAGAGTGATTTTCTGAAAAAATTCCCGACGACGGGAATGGAGGAAAACATGATGACTTTTTATGAACGGCTGACCGAACTACGCAAAGAAAAGGGATTAACTCAGAAACAGATTGTTGATGAACTTGATCTCGGTAAAAATTCCTTCGGGGATTGGAAGAGAGGGATTATCCCTGTCCGCTCCACTCAGCAACTTCTTGCCAAATATTTCGGAGTATCGGTTGACTACCTTATGGGAAAAACTAATAACCCCATTCCTAATACGGAAACGGTTGGCACCTACATTCCGTATGAGCAACGGGGTTTGCGTCCAGTCATCGGTTTAGCTTCGGCAGGAACAGGGGTGATTGCAGAAGAAA